TTTTTAGACTTCCCCAAAGACGTTTAAAAGAAGAATCTAATTTTTCAGAAGATATATCAGCTTTTTCTATTTTTCTTCGTAGACCATCAAAAGCCTGTTCAGCAGATTCAATCTTCCGAATATTTCCTTTAAATACAAATTGAGTTACTATTTCTCTTAATATTGTCATTATTTTTTTTTGATTTTGTTCATTTCTTTTGTTTCTAAAGATTCGAAATAATCTAAAGCATCGTGACAATCTAATAAATCATCAAGTGTCCAGTTCTCTCTTATTTCAGTCAAAGTCGCTTTTTCTTTCAAAACAACTCTCCAAAACCACCAATTTATTGTTGAGATACTTCCGTTTTTTCCTGAGTTTTCGCTGGTTTTAATGTTGAAATCTTTTTCATCACTAGACTCACCCTCTCCTTTATTTCGAGTAGAGCTAATGATTCTATAAAAAAACTTGTATAGTAAACCTCAACTATTTTTACAAAAAGAATGAATATCAATTCTGGTCTTCCTGAAAAATGAAAATCTATATTCAAATCAGTTAATTGGTCTTCATTAGAACTTGCCTTGATATATGGAGCATGAATTTTTATAAATTTTGTTATATCATCACTACTAAAATTATTAAGGACATTTTCAATAGCATCTCCAAACGCTGGAACACATCCTATAGCCGCTTCTTCCAATGTTGTTGCCTCTATAAAATCGGAAGATTTAATAGATTTAAGAGATTTTCCTAAAGAAGAACCTAGTTTACGAAAAAGACTCCAACCTATATCAAAACTAGCTTTTACAGGTACTTGTCTAAACTCAAACTTTAAGTCTTTTATCTCTATTTGTACTGGATACTCCATATAACCTCATTAATTGTTATGTTAAATCTTGACCATCGGCCACTAATATTACCCATTCTCTAGCACCAACCTCTTTTCCATCTGTTTTAGTTGCTTTCTTTTGAAATCTACATCCAATCAATGCCATTTTTTCACCACTTGGGTTGGTATAATAGCAAGGGAAAGTATTTCTAGCGGCCCTTAATCCTCTTAAATAATTATCATTTGTACTTCCAGGTAATAAAGAAAAAGTAATGGAATGCATATTATTATTACTTTCATTGAAAATAACATTGCCATTCAAACCAACTGTTGAGGTATGATCGTCCTCCATTTTTTCTATATCAATTGTAGTATCTTGAAAAAAAGCTTCTAAAGACTCTTTTCCAACTATTAAAGTAATATCTTTAGGATTAAAACTATCTACTGTTATTGCCATATTATTTCCCCTTTATTAAAAGCTTAAATTAATTTCAATTGGAGCAACTTTTTGAATTGCACCAGATAATCTTGAAGATGCTGTTATAGTTCCAAAACTTCTTGATTTCCTTTTTGCTGGAGTTAATAGATTCACATCAGTAGCAACTACTAATACATTTTCTTCATCAGATAAAAGACCTACTTTTTGTCCTTCTATCATTCTATTAAGAACGATATTCACTAAAATATTTGCTCCTTTATTTGTATAAGGAATTTTGTCAACTAAAGCAAATGCTTCAAATATATCTAATTCCATGTTTGATTGTAACCAGTCAATCCCTCTAGTTATATCGAAATATTCCCCTCCTATTACGAAACCACCAGTATCTGATGGAGAAACAACATCTAAACCAGCTATTCTAGTATAGTAATTAACATTATTACTTCTTAAGAAACCAATGATTGCATCTTCATTTGTATAATTATCATAAATTGCAAGTTTAGATTTTTGATAAGCCCAAGTTAAAGACCCAGGATCTTTAGGACCATTTGCTCCAACCAAACCATCGACAATATAATTATCAAGTTGCTTAGTATACAAACCAAATGTTCTAACAACCTCTGCTTTGGTTTTTCCTCTAGCGATCATCTTATTAACAATATCAACCGCAATATTGTCAGTGATTCCCGTAGTTAATCTAATATCATTTGTATTAAAGAAGAGAGCTTTCTTATATTCCCAATTCTCAATAAAATCTGATAAATCTACAATTTCTGCATTATCATAAAAATCTCTAGCATAAATAACAAAATAATAATCTTGAAAAGTTAAATCTTCCAAATATGATTTGGAATCACCATTCTTGAAAGAAGAATCTTCAGCCCAAGTTCCAGTGGTTTGTGTTGCTCCTAATAACACAACAATATCGGTAAGAGAAATTATTCTATTGTCAATAGTTACAATTTCAATATTTAAAAATGGAGTCGTAGAAACTGTAGCACTTTCAATGTAGGCATTCGTCTCAAGAGCAGTAGCAATTAATCCCATTGTCGTTTCATGATCTGAAGCGAATGTCACTTGAGGCATATCCCATTCTACTTCATTCTGTACTACTTTTATATCAATTGTATTTAAAGTTATCAAATCAGCAACAAAAGTTAAAGTAGAAACTTGCTGTGGAATTGAAGTCTGTAATTTCAAAACATCATCAACTTCTACACTAAAATCAGTTTCAGCGACATCAGCATACAAATCAAAATATTCATTAGTAGCGGTATATACTGCGGTTACGGGGACAACACTTGCATTGATCAACGCTACTATTCCAGCAGCTATATCAGCTTTACTATCTGAAGAAGCAGTAAATGAGAAATCAGTGGAATTAATGGTAATATCATAATCTCCATCTTCTTCCTTTGAAACGGTTATTCTAGCGTTACTTGGTAATCTACCAATATAAATATGCTCTGGAGTGAGCATTCTAGTTCCATCATTATTCTTAGTAGTATTATCAAAAAGAGCTTTTGCTCTTAAATATTCGACACTAAGAACTGGAAAATCAACTGCTACCTGACTAATATTAGTATATTGTTTATATTTTTCAGGAAAATTATTTGTATATGATAATAAGAAAGGAATTCCAAATCCTGGTCTATCTACACCAGATTGCCCTTTTATTATATCTACAACTACGATATTATCTAATTGACTCATATTTGCCCTTCCAAATTTAAATTAATAAGTGCTTCTTCTGCGGTTCTCATTGATAAATTAATTTCATCAGTGATATAACAAAGAATATCTAAACTATGTCTCTGCTCTACACTATTATTAATAAGAACAGATACGTCATCAATTTGTTGAGGGGAAATAAAAGATATTCCACAATTCTTACAGAAATAAACTGTTTCGTCAAGCATTATTTTTGATTTTATGAAAGTTAAATAATCAAAACTTTCACTTCCATAAGCTTGAACATTAAGAGTGAATTTCTTTAAATCTTTTGCTTTATAATTTCCATCATATCTAATATTATGACCAGCTATATCATCTAAACCAGTTATAATTTTAATAGTCAAAAAGGTTTTATTAGGTTGAGGACTATTTTGATCTTGAATTAAGATCCGATTATTCAAAAAAGGAGTAAATTTTAAATTATCACTTAACTCGAAAAAATAAAAATAATCTGCTAAAGTCTTCTCTATTATTAATTTGGTATCAACAATACTAGTTGTTGCATAATATCCTTCCCAAGCAGTATCTAAAGCACTTAATACATCTAAAGAGCTATCCCCTATTTGTGCAATATAACTTATCTTTTGCCAAAGAGTATTTATTGAATATGTTTGCCCCACAACAACAGCAATAACTTCAATGGTAATAGTATCCGAATAATTCGAAAAAAGCCAATGTAAACACTTTAATATTTGTGTTTGTATTGTTGTTTTATTTGACATAAGAACCGTCCTTGTCAATCATAACTGCAAAACTTTTATAATATTTAATATCATATTCTCCATCATTCCAATTTGCTGTAGAAAAAATTGCATATTTATTTCCATTATAAGCAAATGTATCAGCTTTAATATTTGCTCTATCATCAGTGATATTTAAAGGAACTGCGTGATAAACTTTTATTATTTCAGATGTCCGAACTGTTTCAGGAAGTAATAATCTTTCTCTTTGGTTTACTGGTTGAATACACATATCGACATTTAAAGTAGAAGAGACTCCATCTACCCAAAGACCAGTAACATTACTAATAGAACCTTCAGCAACTCTCGTTACTTCTACTGCGTAATGTGTTATAAATTCATCTAATACGCTCATTATTCTACTTTGTAATTAATTGTATCTTTCAATTCACCAGTTTCAACTAGAGGGACATCGCTCCCTTTTTTTGCAATTGTAAAAGGAGCATTTGGTTCTAAATATTTTGTAGAGAATCTTTCTCTAAATTTAGTTTTAACGACTGCACCAGTTTTATTGACCATTTCAATAACATTACTGTGTCCAATTATAATTTTATCGTATTGATCTACTATCGTATTATTAAAGATATTGTCAATATTTGAATCTGTTCCAGCTCTTATAACACTTCTTTGAGGGACTCCTACGCCATATTCATGTTTTGTCATCAAATCTACATTATCTTTTCCATCAACTCTATCAGCGTTTCCTTCTAAAATTCCTATTTTAACTTTAGGATTTTTATCAAAATTCTTTATTTCAGAAACAAATTTCTTATACCCTTTATCGATAATTTTAAGCTGTAGCCCCATATATAGGCCTAATTTGTTGATTAATAAGACTTCCTCTTATAGTTAAAAATTGAGTTCCATAACTGGTAGATCCATAACCTGAACCCGTACTAGATAAACTTCCTCCTGATTTATATTCACGAGAAAGATCTCCAACTTTTGATTTAGAGACCTCTCCCTTTCCTTGATCAGAAGATACTTTCATGTAATGTGCTGTAAGTAAGCTCAAAGCAAAAGAGTACCTTGTTCCATACATACTTTCACAAATCAATGTTCTAGCAGAATCGAGAAAAATATTTATGAAATCATCTGTTTTACCAGCAAATTCAGGAAACATTGCCTTTATTGAAGTAGCAGTGACTGTCATTATTTATTTTTCCTCTTGTTTATCGCCTTTCTTTTCTTCTTTGCTTTCTTTTTTATCAACAGGACTTTTCGTAACATCTTGCATGTTGATATTACCAATTATTGCTTTAGGTTTTAATTCTTTTTTTAATTCTTCGACTTTCGAAGGATCAATTGTTTTCGCAATTTCTTCCGCAATAACTTCAGTTTCACTTTCCTTTCTAATAATTTTGAAATCACCTGATTTCAAAAGGTCTTCAAAAGTTGAATGTTTCTTTAGTCTTTCAATAAGTTCTTCACTTATTTGAACCAAACCAGGAGCAATATGAACTCCCATTATTGAATAATAACAAAGTTTTTTATTATAAATAAACATGTTTTTTCCCTAATAATTATTAAATATTTTTAGCATAAGCAAAAGCGTATGGCTTTCTTATATCGACACCACCAATTTCCATTTCAGTTGGAGTTACCATTTCTAATCCAAGCTGATAAGTTGGTTGAACTTTATAAGGCATAGGAAGATGAACTTTAATGGTATCCTTAGCAATTGTTAATGCCATCATCATTGATCCAGTAAGCGCTCCACCAGCAGGTCCTAAAATTCCTTTTGCTGTCAATCTTGTAATATTAAGTTCTTCAACAGCCATAAATTTAACTGTTGGGTTAGTCTTTTCTAACCATCCTAAAATAGTAGTATCCGAATTGGCACTTCTAGGAGTCGTTACTAAATGGGCATAATGCACTAAAGGCAAAAGTACTAAGTTTGCTCTTCTGGTTCCTTTTGATAAAGTTGTTATGCTTATAATAAATGAATTTACATCAGCAATAATTTGATCAGGAGTTTTTACAGCAATTTCAGCAACATACCAAGCAGTATTAGGGGATCCAGAACCAACTGTTGAAACTGCAAATTCAGTAACGTTTGGATTATTATATAAGCCAATCATCCCATGAATTGAGTCCCCATATTGAATCATTTCATTAAAAAATCTAGTTGTCGCTTCTTTCGAACTCAACATCAATTCGCTATTTAATGATCTCCCTGCAACTTTAGCTGATCTAATATCTCTAAAAGTATAAGCAAATTCGTTTCCTATAGTAACAATTTTACCAATTGCTTCTTTGAAATCAATATCAACCCTTGGAAGATCATTTGCATTATTTGAAATGATTTTAGACATTCCTAATATATTAGAGATCCTATAAATATACGTTTCTACTCCAGGTGGAAGTTCTCTCGAAAAAGGTATAATTTTACCTTCAGCAAAAGGCATATCAGGATAGTCAGTTTTAATTACATCTCTTTCGATTTTTTGTAATTCTCTTGACAAAAAAGCATCATCTTCTCTACTTAATCTATCGTTTGGCATCGTTGTTTTCCTCTAATTTAATTTAATTGAAACTGAACCAATAGCATTTGCAGCAATCGATTCAAGAACTCTTACAGACCCAGTTGGAGCTGCAGTTGCAGTTGATGTATCACTATCATTTCTAAGTCTTCCTATATTATCAGTATGAACAGAAGTTGCGGTTTCTGCTGTAGTCATTACAGCCGTACCAGCACCACCAGAAGTAACAACGAAAGTAGTCAAATCTTCATCTGACGAATCAGCTAAAGTTGTAACCGTGATAGTAGTCGTTCCATTCGAAACAGCAAGAACATTTGTTCCAGCGGCCACAATAGCGGCTGCTAAAGCTGTTAATGTATCAGCGTTACTTGAGCCATAAGTTACTGGAGCAATTGAAACTCCTCCAACTTTACCAGAAACTACGTCACCAGCTACCAAATCAGTATCAATTACCAATGTCTGAACTTGCGCTCTTCCTGCATGTCTTATATATGGAGTACTTGCAAAAGTCATTGCAGTTTCAGGTTTCATATAAATAGCACCTTCGCTCATTACTGAAACATCTTCTTTAGCAGCAAAATCTCTAATTCCTTCTCCACCTGTATCATCATATAATAATGCAGGAGTTTCTCTTGTTCTATCGTGTACAGTAACTCCGATAAGTTTCCCTAAAGCAACGTCCCCAGTTGCCGAAAGATTTTTTATTTGTTTATCTACATCTGTTCCTAATTTAACAAATCTTCCTGTTTTGATTGTTTCTTCTGCAACATGAGAAGATACATAAGCTGGTTTTGAATTTGCAAACCCACCTTCTATACCCCTATCTAATTCATACGAAACGCTTGTTTGATCTTTAGTAGACATTATTTCTCCTCCTTTTTATTCCAATTGTTATATAACTCGTCATTTCTTTTTTCTTGTAAAGCTTCATTACTATCTTCTTTTTTATTGATAGAAACGTTAGATAATGCTTTCCCTAATGCTTCATCATCTTCCTTAGTTTTAGAAAGTTCATCATTAATAGCATCAAATCTAGCTATTATATAATCTTCTGATTTCCCTTCTACATCAAGTTTACAATGAGTTTTAAGGACTTCTTTTCTAATTTCCATAATATTTTTGGAATCTAGCTTTATAAAATCAGCATCATCCAAAACATTTTTAGCAATAGCCAAAGTTTCTGCGTATTCTTTTGCTTTAGCTGGAATAGAATCCTCCAATACTTTAAAATCTGCTTTAACCTTTACTAACTCGGAATCTTCTGAATCTTTTTTATCCTTTTCCTTCATTTTTTCATTTTCAGCAGTTAATTCAGCAATTTTTTTATTAGCATCAACAATTTTTGCATTGCTATCATCTAGCACTTTTTTTTCTTTTAATGCTGTATTAACGATTGCATCATGTACTTCTTCAGAAACTTCCAACTCGTTTCCGTCAATTTTTATTTTTTTCATATTGTTTTCCTCTTTGTTAATAATTATAGCAACATTATCATAACCATCAAGATGCAACCGAGCTTCAGAACCAGCTCTAGCATTATCAACAACGGCAATATGATTACCTCTGATTTCCCTTTGTATAGAATCAAAAGCCCCATACAAAGGATGAACACCTGGCTTTTCTTCTAATTTGCATTCATAACCAAGTGATAACTCAACTTTTCCTTTATCAATTTTTTCAATTAAAGCTGAATCTGTAAAAGTCATTTTATTAATAGTATAAGAGTCATTTTTCTTTTGAGTTTTATCTCCAGTCAAACCTCTTTGAAAATCTTTTGCATTATCTACTGTTATTATCACCTTAGGATGATCATCAGTAACAGGGATATTATTAAAAGAATCTAAACTTTTTTGATCGAATACCTCTTCAGGAAGCCTTAGTTCTTTCGTTATTGTCCCATCTTTATTAAAATAATTCTGAACCCCTACTCTTGACATAGTTCCCCAAGCAGTTAAAAAACCTTTCTCATGTTTTGTAACACCTGAAATCTTTTCAGAGTCATATCTTAAAAACACTTTATCAGACATTTCTTTACTAGAATGCGTTTTTAAATTATAAAAGAGGGGATAAAAGAGGGGCTGTTGATATCATAAATGTATAAAAAATACTTGTCAACTGTTTTTTATATAATATACTAAAAAAATAGGTGAGTAGGTCTGAGGGGGTCTATTCACCTTTTTTAGTATTATTAACTGGTTTAGAATTATTACTTGTTGGTAATCTTCTTTCCTTTGGAAAAGATTTAATATCACTATCTATAGTAGTATCACTAGAATAAATTTCTCCACCAAACCTAGATGTCCTTACTTCTTCACTAGAAAGAACTCCGTCTTCTATATATGCCATATCAGTTTCAGCATTGATTTTCCTAGTTTCTGCGATTTCCTTACTAGTTTGTTGCCATAATGAAGCGAAAACAAAATCCCATTCAGCAATGTCAAGATAACCTGCAATTAATCCAAGAAGAACATCCAAAGGATTTCTTAATTTTAAATTTTGCCATATTCTTACTTTATTATGCCAGTCAAGAGTTGTAGAATTACCAGTAGCATTACTTCCAATTGGACTTTCTCCTTTTAATATAGTATGGGGAATATCACAATTCATGATAAGATTCTGACTAGCGCAATCCAATAAATCTTTTAAACCTGAAATGTTATTTGGATTCTTAATTTCTACTTCATCTTCTTTATCCACAGCTATCATTGACAATGATGATGTTTCTACTGAAATCCTATCCATTTTATCTTGAATAAGCTTCTGACCAGTTGTACAATCTCCTGTCTCTTCGTCCATACCTTTTTGAAGAAGTTCAATCATTCCTTCAATTTTTACTACAACTAAATTATATTTTGAAATAATATCAGGAATATGATCATGAGAACTTTGCCAATCTTTTATTACACTCTGTAATTTTCCTAATACTCCATAATTAAA